GACATCCAATTCAAGAGCTTGCAGTACATCGCCTGTAAGACCTTTATTGTAAGCAACAGTTACTAAGTTCTGTTTCTCTACCCAGCCAATGCTTTCGTGTACGCTGGCTTTGGAAATAGCTCCAAGGGCACTCCCTATACAACCCACTGCAGGGGTAGTTTGTGCAATATAAGCCCCACGCCCAGCTCCGTCTTGCCCTATAACCACGCTCACAAGCTCGGCACTTTTGGTGTGCAAATCGGGGAGGTTAGCAATATCTTCGGCTTTGAGTTTAAAGCTATACAATAGGCTTACAGGGGTGATACGTTTGGCTAACTCCTTGCCGATAGTGTTTAGCTTGCTAAGAGCATTGTCTAAGCCCGAAAGCTCGGTTTTGAAGTCGCAAACGGCTATCTGTCGGAGTTTGCCCTGGGCGAATGCTTGTAGGGTTTTTACTTCGGTATAATTACCATCAGCACTTGCTACCGATTGCACGTATAGCTTTGCCCCTTCGTTGATACGAAAGAACTCGGTTATATGATAGTGCAATACGGGGGCTGTATCTGGGAAAATTCCCTTGCCGTTAAGCTCTTCTACCGAAAGCAATAAGGTAGGGGCAACGGCTGTTTCACCATAGACGATAAGCCCCGATATATGGTCTTCGCCTGCGAGTTCACGCCCTAAGCCACCGTTTTTTCTTATGAATTTTACTCCGTTCATTGTTTAGCGTTTGTTAAAGTTTTTAGGTTTGAGTTCAAAACGTGGTTTGTCTTGCTCTTCAGAGGGTCTAAGTTTTCTGAACTTTCTGAACTATCAGAGTTTTCTGAACTATCAGAGTTTTCTGAATTATCAGAGTTTTCTGAGGGTTCTGGGATTTTTGAAGGCTCTGAAGGTTCAGCGGTTACTGCTCTTTTAGGCTCTTCTGTTTCAATAACGACCTCATTTTTTACTTCCTCTTTTTCTGTAGCTTCTTCTGTACGTACTACTTTTTTTACTTCTTGGTTTTTAAGGGTGAGGGCGTGGTTTTGTGCGCCGTTTTCGGTGTAGAAGTATTTGCCGTCAGCCGTTTTGTAGGCTACATCAAGCCCTGGGTTATCTTTGAATATACTGTCCATTTTTTTTGCTTTTAGGTAGGGGTGTATTGCCATACACCCCTATGGGGTTTAACAATTATATCAGTGCCGCAATGTACTTGTTCTCCAAAGGTACCGCTATAAAATAGTGGCGATAGGCCAAAAGGTTCGCCTGATTGGTAGGATCCTGCTTTGCCTCAGAGTAGTACTGTTTGGTAAGCCCTGTTTTCTTTCTCACTGCTTGTACAACAAAAGCTACAGAAGCGGGTTTGTCACTGCTGGTAGGTACTTGGTCAAAGGCGATTTTCTGACCTGCACTGCTATAGTAGGGGTGCTGTTCGTAGGTTTTGATTTCAAAGCCTGCAATCACAGGAGATACCTGCCCCTGACGATAGTTGATAAGTTGATCCCCAAAACGTTCTCTGTCCTTGAGTAGGGAGTTGAAGTGGTCAAAGCACAGCACCAAACGGCGTCCTGCCAATGGCCAACCCGCCTTATCACATTTAGCCTTGAGAGCTACCAAGTCATTGTAGGTACATTCTGTTCCTGTAAGGGTGAGTACAGGAGTAGCCGCAGTGTTCTGTGTAGGGGCAAGTGCATGTATAGCCTTACCATACTTGCGTACACTGATTTCGTTGGTTTGTGCACGAGTTACGGCGTCTATCTTGTCATAGCTTGAACCAACAATTTGGTCATCAGTAACTTTGGTAGGCTTGGTTTGATACTTATCCAAGCGAACAGTAACCTCGTTTTCAGTGTAGCTTTGTACTAACAAAGGATAAGTACTGTTGTTGATAAGTACATCGGGTTTGAACTCGGTAGTGGGGATATGGATTACATTGTTTTCACCCATTTCCATTACATCTCCGTCCAATTCTTGTACGCCATCCAAAAAGTCGGCTGTACCCCCTTGGGAGAGTGTTTGGTGTACACGTTTCTCCCATATTTCTGGAAAATTCATTGCCATTGTAATACTGTTTTATTAGTTTTTAAATAGGGTTTAAATTATAGTTTTTCACTCTTCACTTTTGTTCTTTATTAAATAGAGGCGATGAGCTTTTGGTAGGCTTCGGGGTTTCCATTCTTGAAGGCTACTTTTTCCTCTAAGGAGAGCTTTTGGAAGTCCTCCATAGTAGCTACTCCTGTTGTACCTGTAGGGGTAGTAACTCCTGTGGAGAAAGACTTCTTAGCGGGGATCCCCTCCAGTGTGGCTTTAGCTAATTCAAAGTTCTGCGCAGCCAAGTCAGCAAAAGTCTGACGCTTGTCCGCTGTGATTTTGCCACTCTTGATAGCATCGTCAAGCATTTGTGCTGTAAGGGCTTCTCTTTGGGCTTTTTCTTTGGCTACATAGGCGCTAAGTTGTTCTTCTGAAAGGGTGAGCTTTTCTTTGAGCTCATCACGGTTTTTGGAAAGTGCCAAGATAGCGGATTCTATTTCGTCTGCCGATAGTTCCTTAGTACTGGCGCTCATACCCAAGGCTACTAAAGCCAATTGTGTAAGTTGTAACTTCATATGTACGTTATTAGGGTTTGTTTTTGGAAATGATAGGCAAAGTTCCTTAATCTCTTCCTCGGTAATTTCTACCCCATCCATCTGTAGGCGTAGGGCATTGGCATTGCTCGGTACAGCTACTATGGAGGCTTCAAAAAGAGAACATTTTTTCAGGACAACATCACCACCTTCATAGGTAAGGTCTTCTCTGTGGAAAGCTATGCCCATACTTGCCCCTTTGATGATGCCCCGTTCTACCTTACCGGCTATTTTTTTTGCGTTCTCATCGTCCATATCAAAACGAGGTTCGGCAAGGAGCTTTCCATCTTCAAGTATGATGTTCTCCCAAGAGCCTATCACACTTTGATTACTTTGATTATGTCCGTCCAACATTACGGGGTTGGTTGCAAAACGGGTTAAGTCAATTCCCGCCGATAAGACCTTAAAACCATAGGAATTGGTCACGCGCTCATCATTAAGTACAAATCTGGGCATATACTTTTCTTTTTGGGTTTGTCTGATTTCTGGCGCAAAATTAAGGCGGCTTTCTTACCCCCGCAAAAAGTGGTAACCTCTGGTAACAACATTGTTACTTCTGGTAACAACTCTGTAACCTCTGGTAACAACTTTTTGTTTTTTTTCTGTCCAATCCCCAATTTTGCATTTTATTTAGACTATGGCAAAAACAAAAGACGCTGTTCGTATTAAGGCAGAACAGTATTATATTGAAAATATTGAGGTTACTCAAGCAGAAGTAGCGGAGCTCTACGGAGTACGCCCCGCCACTATTGGTGAGTGGGTAAAGAAGTACGATTGGGAGGACAAGCGTTTGAACTTCCACGCTTCGCCTACTATTATCAAACAGAAGCTACAAGCAGAAACCATTAGGGTAATGAATGGACAAGATCCTACTTTCTCGGCTTCGGATGTAGGTAAACTAATGGCAGCATTGGATAGGTGTGAAACGCAGGCAGACCCTACCACTGTATATAAAGTACTGAAAGAACTGGATATATTTATATCACAACAAGACGCTGAGTTCGCGGCCCAATGTATTAAATACCACAAACAATTCTTACAACTAAAAGTAAAAAATGAGCAAGAAGGATAAAATATATGCTAAGCTCTTAGCTGATTACGATAAGCATTGTCTGCTAATAGCTAAGGCTACTTCGGTGAACATACACGAATCAGCCAAAGAGAAAGCCGCTCGTATTAAGAACTTAGAGAGCGATTATGTGCGTTGGTTTGAGTACTATTTTCCCAATTATGCCAAACAGAAGTGTGCTTGGTTTCACGCCAAGTTGGCTAAGCTGATAGTAGATAATAGACGGGTGCGCTTACTTGCTGAGATGTACCGCTCGGCAGGAAAGTCTGTACATATAGATATGGGCATACCATTGTACTTGTACTTTGCAAAGAATGATTTGCGATTTATGCTTTTGGTAGGTGAGACTGAACCGAAAGCTAAGAAACTGCTATCAGGCATACAGGCACAGCTGGAACACAATAACCGCTTGCAGAATGATTACGGCAAGAGGTCATCGGCAGGGGACTGGTCGGATGGTTCGTTTGTTACTAATGATGGGGTTCGGTTTATGTCGCTTGGTTTTGGGCAGAACCCGCGAGGAGCACGGGAGCAATCGGAACGCCCCGATTATATAGTGGTGGATGATGTGGACAGCAAGAAGTCTATTCACAACGACCGTATTATGCGTGAAAGTGTAGACTATATCACCGAAGATGTATGGGGGTGTTTTGACAGTGAGGACAATGCCACTGAACGCTTTATGTTTGCTAATAACAATTTCCACAAAAACTCAATCACGAACCGCCTTAAAACGTACTTCAATGAGGTGATTAACACGCCACAAGAAGAGCAGAATTACGAAAGTAATATCGCTCAAGGTCGCACCTTGTTTAAGATACTTACAGTGTGTGCGGTGAAAAACTTGCAGGACTTTACTCCTGAATGGCCTGAGAAGACTTCGGCGGAGTACTGGCGTAATAAGTTTAAGAGCATGCCTTACCGCTCGTTTATGCGTGAGTATATGCACACCCACATAGAGGATGGGGCTATTTTTAAGTATGAGGATATTCAGTATAAAAAGGCATTGCCACTTTCTAAGTATGATAACTTGTGCTTCTATGGGGACTTGTCGTATAAGGAAAATGCGGACTACAAAGCCTTGATTTTGGTGGGTAATATAGGCAAGGAGTTTCATATACTGCTGTGCTATATGCAGCAAAAAAGCCGTGCGCATTGTGCTAAATGGCTGTATGACCAGTATGAGAAGTATCGGTTAGACCGCTACAACATCCGTTATATGATTGAGGGACTTTTTGCTATGGACGAGTTTGTAAGCGACTTTGACCAAGAGGGCGACAAACGAGGGTACTATATCCCTATCGTAGCTGACAAACGAAATAAGGCAGATAAATTTGACCGTATAGAGAGCCTTGCGGGCTATTTTGAGCGCAAAAATGTGTGGTTCAATAGTGAACAGAAAGACGCGGATATGCAGGTGCTTATTGACCAGTTCTTAGCTTTTGAAAAAGGTTCGGGTGCTCACGATGATGGACCCGATGCCGTGCATGGAGCTTTTAAATGGCTCATAGGTCGAAATAGACAAAGTAGTAACCAATATGCCTTCGGGGCGAGAGTTAATAACAGATACTAATATGTTCCTAACAAAAGAAGATTTAAAGAACAATATCTACTCCTACCAAGTAGAGCAGATTACCGAAGGGGACGACACTATAGTATTGCAGGCGTTAGATACTGCCGGGCAGGAAGTAAAGTCCTACTTCTACACCAATGACAAAAAGGAGTACTTGGACGGCAGACCGCGCTATGATGTAGAGGCTATCTTTGCCAAGCGTGGGGAGGAAAGAAACGCCCTTGTGGTGAGCCTTTGTCTCTCTGTAGCAAAGTGGTATATAGTGGATCTGTGCAACGCTGATATTATCTATGACCACGCCAAAGAACGTTACGATAGAGCAATAGAGTACCTTAAAAGACTTGCTAAAGGAGAAGTAAATATCAGTTCGTTACCTATTATGCCTCGTACTGAGGAAAGCCAACAACAAACAACTCCTTTTCTCTTTGGTTCCCGTAAAAAATTTAATCACGAATAATGAAAGATATACTCACTAATACAGATTATGACCTTGTCATACAGGAGGGCGATTTTTTCTGTGGGGAAAGTACCGCTCAGCACCTCGAATTTCTCATGCTTTCCTTTCAGGGCGAATGGAAAGAATCACCTATCATTGGAGGGAATATCAAGCACGCTCTCAATGGAAATGTGTCTCGTGCCCTTGATAGGCATATACGCATTCAATTAGAAGCAGACGGATTTAGTGCCGAAGTATTACAAATCACCGAGAAAGGTATTAACGTTAAAGGAAAATACAAGCAATGAAACCCTATAAGAACTATAAGAAAACTAAAAAAGCAGGTAATAACAGCCTGCAACCTACCCGCAATATCGTTCCCAAGGCAATGGCGCGTACCCGTGCCGATGTACTCACCTGGAAAAGTGCCCTCTCTATGGCTGAGAATATAGATAACCCTAAGCTATATCCTTACTACAACTTGGTAAAGGATATGCTCCTTGACGCCCATACTACCTCACAAATCAAAAATCGCAAACTAAAGACGCTATCGGCTAACTTTTCCATAAAGAAAGCCAATGGGGAAATTCACCCCGAGCTGACAAGTCAATTGCAGAAGTCTGTATGGTTTGGCGAGATTATCGGGCATATTTTGGATAGTGAGTACTTTGGCTATACCCTTATAGAGCTCAATCGTACTGATGAGCAGGGCGTAGAAGTTTCCTTAGTACCTCGCCAAAATGTAATACCTCAAAAGGGGCTAATTCTCAAGGACTATACCGACGACAAGGGGTTAGACTATCTCAATGCCTCTGAGTATGGTACCTGGCTGTTGGACTTTGGCGGGGTAGGTGAGCTGGGACTTATCAATAAGGCGATACCACATATCCTCTTTAGCCGATTTGCGCAAAGTTGCTGGTCAGAATTATGTGAAATTTACGGTATTCCGCCACGTGTAATGAAAACAAACACCCGTGATCGTCAAGCCCTCAATCGTGCCGAGAAGATGATGACCGATATGGGAGCGGCCGCTTGGTTTATTATTGATGAGACAGAGCAGTTTGAGTGGGCTACCAATGGGGTTCCTTCTACGGGTGAAGTGTATGATGGGCTGATTAAGCTATGCCGAGACAACATCTCCTTACTTATCTCAGGGGCTATCATAGGGCAAGATACAAAGTATGGTAGCAAGGGTAAAGAAGTAAGCTCACAAGATATGTTGCAAGCCCTTGTGGATGCCGACCAAACAATGGTAGAGCAGCATATGAATGATAAAGTACTACCTGCCCTATACGCCATTGGAGTACTCCCCGAAGAGGGCTTATCGCTCGTGTATGACCAAGTGGAGGACTTGGGCGAACTGTGGACACGCACTAAGGAAATACTACCTTATAAAGAAGTCTCCGATGAGTGGCTCAAAGAAAAATTTGGTATTGAAATAGTAGGTAATAAAGCACCTACCACACCTCAAAAGCTCTCCTTAGATTTTTTCGACTAAGCCCCGAAATTATGCCCTCGGTGGCTCACCACTATTTCGGGGCTATGCATCAAAGTCTAAGTCTGCAATATGCGCCCTGTGATTGTGAGGCATGCCAAGAAGCAAAGTTATCAAGCGCACAAGAGCCTCCAAAGAAGCTGTTAGACCTTACCAAAGTAGCGAAAAAAGCCTTTGACCAATTACATAAGAGAGGTAGCTACAGACCTGAAGACTTAATGAAATACAAAGCCTACCGCGACCTTATTACTGCTACCTCCGAAGTGTTTAACACCGCTATCCCTCACGAAGTACCGGAGGAAATGAAAGCCTATTTAGAGCGCGATGTATTTATCTTTTCGGGGCTAAAAACCCATACTCAGCTAACGGAAGCACGCTCTAAACTCAAAGACGATCAGGGCAATATGCGCCCTTATTATCAGTTTGAACAGGAGATACTAAAACTGAATAACACCTATAACCGTAACTACTTAGAAGCCGAGTACCAGTTTGCTGTACAGAGCGCACAAAGTGCTGCTAATTGGGCAAACCTGCAAGAGGATACAAGTAGGTATTGGCTTGAATATCGCACCGCAGGTGATGAGCGTGTAAGGCAAAGCCACGCAGCTTTAGCAGGAATCTGTTTGCCCAAAGATGATGCCTTTTGGACAGAATATTACCCACCTAATGGTTGGCGTTGTCGCTGTACGGCTGTAGAAGTATTGGCACGTGAAAACACCAAAAGTAACCCCGAAACTGCCAAAAAGGCAGGCGAGGTAGCCACTACCCAGATAGGAAAGAGTGGAAAGAATAAATTGGAGATGTTTCGTTTCAATCCAGGACAAGAGAAGAAAGTATTTCCACCTAACAATACTTATGCAAAAGTGGTAGGAGCTAGGCAGGCACAAAGAGAGTTAGAAGCAATAAATAATAGAACTTCAGTTAATTTGCAAGAGCTCATAAGAAGAGACTTCCCCACAAAAGAAGAAGTGGAAAATATAATGCTAAAATATGCAGAGTTATTCCCCGAAGATTTCAGAAAAGGGCTTGGTGAAGTGAGTTTTACAAACTCTCCTAATTTCTTAATGCAACACTCAATGTCTTATCACCCTTCCACTAATGAATGGATTGGAAAATCAACAATAAAGATTAGTAACCACACCTTTGCAGGTATTGGTTTCAATGCCTCTATTCAATTGAGAGAAGCTTTAGGAGCTATAAAAAAAGGAGAAGAGCTAACATTTAAACAGGAATACGCTATAGAATCTTTATGGCACGAAATATTACATGCTAAGACACAAACACGCCCGATACTACTCAATAGGAGACAAACAGAAAGTATGGAGACAATAAATGAATTTATAGCTCGTCATACATACAATGAATTTATAGAAAGGCTTGGGGGAAAAGCCATACATCAACAAAAGATTTTAGAGGAGGGATATGGATATAAAGGTTGGATAAATAACTTTAGAGAGAGGCTAAAAACAAATGGTATAAGTGAAGAAGAAGCCGTTGAGTTCTTTAAACCTCATTTAATGAGTGATTATTCTAATATAGGAGAAAAGATAATAGAGTTTTTTGCTATACAGCGGTAAAGTCACAATCATACCCTAAGCCATATTCTTTGTAGGCTTTTGGTAGTTGTTGCCAATATTGCTTGGCCTTGTCCATATCTCCTCTTTCCTCAAAGAGGCAAGCCAAATCATAAAAAGCAAATTCCTTAGTAATATGCTTCTTATAGCTCTCCGGGGTTAATTCTTCTTTTAATTCAATGCCAAATTTTAGCATGAATGAAAAAGAATCAAACCTCAAAGCATTCAATTCCCATTCTGTGGGAGCGTAGTCGAAGATTGTTTCCATAAGTAAACTATATATTTGGCTACAAAGGTACAAAACAAATTTCAAACAAAAAACAAATCTTTTAAAAACTTTTCTATAGCAAAAAACTAAACAATGCATAGAAAAATTAATCATTGACAATTAACCATTATTGAAATGGACTTTAAAACCTTTTTAAATCACATCTTAACGGATACCAAAGTGAAGCTCACAGAAGCGTTTGACCGCAATTTTGAGCGCAAGGCATTCTTTGATGATAAGTGGGCTAATACCCTTATACCCAATAGGCGTGGCTCACTGATGATGCGTACAGGTACACTAAGGCGGTCTATCCGTAGTACAGTTGAGGGATCTTCTGTGCGTTGGACAAGCTCCGTACCCTATGCTGATTTGCAGAACAATGGGGGCGAACTCGTAATAACTGAAAAAATGAAACGTTATTTTTGGGCAATGTACTACAAAGTGAGCGGGGCGGCTAAAGGACGCAAAGAGAGTGCTCAAAAGGCTTTTTCAGTAGAAGCAGAGCAGTGGAAAGCCCTTGCCTTAAAAAAGGTAGGCGACAAACTAAAAATACCCAAGCGGCAATTTATCGGCGACCATCCTGAAGTAAAACGAATGGTAGATGATATTGTAAATTTTAATATGAAAGAACTACTAAATAGCATTCACCAATGAAAGCATTATTAGAGAAAATACAACAGAAAGTAAGCGAGATAACAGAACTTAAATACATAGACGAGAATTGGGGGCAGTTAGACTATTACAGCCCTAATATGCCTGTGCAATACCCCTGTACATTGATAGATGTGCAACAGGTACAGTATTCCAACATAGGAAAAGACCTTACCAAAACACCCCTACAACGACAAATAGCTCAGGTACAAATCAAAATTACCATAGCTAATATGCGCCTTACCAATACTTCCCTACAAGCACCAAGAAGGCAAAAGGAGGATGCTTGGGCTATCTGGACGCTCATAGAGAAGATACACCAAAAGATACACGGCTTTTCTCCTTTGCCTAATGTATCCCCTCTTATCCGTACCTCACAAAACCGAACCCTCCGTGATGATGGGCTTCAAGAGTATGAGGTATATTACTCCTGCCAGATACAGAATATCTAACTCATGGCTAATCATTGGTTATTGGCCATTAGCAATTGTTCGTCCACATCTGTATTAAGGATCTTGTAGAGGGTTTTTCGTGAAATGAAGAACTTAGGGTAGATAAATTCCCTCCATATTACTGAAATAGGAATGTAGCGGCAATCATGTCTATTGAACTCTTCCATTACTGCCCTGTAGCGCAATAGGCAGTTTTTGTTGTATCCTTTGTGTTCTTTCTCTTGGGCTTCCATAAGTTATGGTATTCTTTGGTTTAGACCGCAAAATTAAAAAAACACCCGCTTATTTCCAAATTGGATTTTAGCGGGTGTTCTCTAATTAAAATATAAAAATGACACATCAAAACTTCCTCATCTTTTTACAAAGCCTCTCCAGATCATCGTCATAACTCTCCGTGCGATTCTCCCTATAGCGGAATTGTTCGTGGGCTTGTTGGTTTTGGGTGACAACTACCTCGGTGCGCTCCTGGTCATACTGTCGGAATATATTCATTATCTTAGGCATACTGATACGCTCATACAGCTCGCCACACTCGCCTGATACAATTCTCTTGAAGATAAGCGATAACTCCGATATCTTCAGGTGATGATAATCTGCCATGATCTGCTCGGCGCATAACTCTATCTGTGCCTCCGTAAGGGGATTATTTAGGTTCAAAACCTCGTTGAGGTAGATAAGCCACATACTGATATAACTTCTGAGAAAAACCTCTCCTTTGCCTTTTTTGATTTGCACCAGGCTAAGGGTTTGCCTACTCAAGGCGTCACTTACTCCCTTGAGTGACGAGCTATGCATAAGGCAATTATTCGGTGAATAAACCCTTAAAAATTCTTTGTTTGAAAGAATCGCTAACTGTTCGCTTGTTCTTACTATTATTTCGTTTTGCATTTTGTAGAATCTTATTAAGTTGGGAATTTATATACTTTAAGTCTGTATTCCTTTGATGGAACTCGTCTAACTTTTGCCAGTTCTGTAGCAGGTACTGCCAAGTTGCGAGGGCTTCCTCCTCGTCGGCAGAGTTACCTGTTAGGTAGGCGATAATTTGTTTCAATGCTTTGCCGTCTGCACCTGTAAATTTTGGGGCAACCCCAAACAATCTATTATAGAAAGCAAACCACTCATCCAAGAATAGGGCGTATAAGCTCGGCGGGTTCGCCTCTTCTTCTCGGTAGGTAACTCTATCACCCCAAGTCCCTTGCCATTCCTCTATAAGGTTTTCCAAGGGAGGAACCAATAGCCCTATTTGCTTGAGGCGCTCGCCCTCCAATGTGCCTTTTTTGACTTCCATTTTTTGAAACTTTCCTCCTTTATAGGTCAGCTTTAGCACAACGGCACAACTGCGTATGGTTACTATATAGGTCATTTTTTAATGATTAATGGTTAATGATTAATTGCCAGCTATTGATAGGCACACTATCAGGCTCCTGAATATTGTAGAACTTGTATATCTCTGCTCTTATCTTACTTGCGATAAGTTCTCTTTCCTCTTCACTGACCTGCTTTCTGTCTGAATAGCTATTGTATTGTATAGCGAGTTCTGGAGACTTTTTAAAGTGTTTATCCTCTAAAAATAACTCATAATAAATATAGGTATATCTGCTATTATGAGCATCGGAAGCCTCTTGTTCTGTTTGGTAACGAGTATATATTACTTTCATTGCTTGATTTATTCTATCCTCATTTTTCCAATACCAAGAGTTCTCATAGACAATAACAATAGCAGGCTTTTTTACGGCTTTTCTTGTGAGCTTACGAAGCCCATACCACACTCTTAATTTCATTAAGTTTCTATATTTGTTTTAGTAAGTTGTTTTCCACAATCAGCACAAAATACAGCCGTTACAGCCACAGTACAGTATCCACCTATGGTGCGCAACACTTGGTGCTTGTGAGGGCATTTGTCACTGGTCACCCGTCGTTTGTCACTTCTTTTCATATCGTTTCTCAATTATCTTCTCCAAGGCTCCTATTACCTTACTGACTTCCTTAGTAGTCATTTCCATTAATGGCTTTTGTACAGGGCACCTCTTACTTAGCATAAACTTACCCAATCGTTGAAGGTCGGGGATACTTGGATTATCCACCTGCAACCAACCCAATTCGTGGCACTTAGCCAACAAGCTAAGGTGTTGCATATTATGGCTGTCGAAATGTGCTGCAAAGCTATAGTTATAGCCTAAGTAGTCTAATATTTCAAAGGCTTCTATCTCTTTCAACTCTTTGCTTGTAGCAAGCTCCCTTCCTACAAACCCCGATAAGAATGCCATTCGTTCCTCTCTATCCCCAAACCTCTTACTTAAGAGGCTTTGCAGGATCTTTAGTTGTCGTGTGCTAATCATAATACTGATCTTTAAATTTTATTCTTATATAATCCCCTTCATTGTACTCTTTATAGTCTTCTTCAAAAACTCTAATTTTTACAGTCCCTTCTTTATTAGCTACATATATATAATACTTTTGAGGATGATATCTACTTGAGAGAACCTTTCCTACAAAATGAGATGTTGTATAAGCTGGCATAAGTTCCTTATCTACCACATAGCCTATAATCTCTTTTATATCATTTTCAGAGTCTTTTTTAGAGCATCTATCATCACAGGAGATAGATACAAGTGACAATATTAGAAACGTTGCTATATTTTTCATTTTTAATCGTTTTCAAGTTCAATAAGATAAGCAGGTATTAGCCGAAATGCGTTAAACTCAATACCACATAGATAGTGAATGTAATTCTCTTTTGAGTATTGTTCAAAAGAAACATCCAAAGCCTTACATCGGGGGTACTTTTTGTTTAACTCTTTGGCTTTTTCAATGATGTATCTCTTTATTACATCTAAATTAGCGGCTTGATATAATTCTCCTTCCATTCCTCTTAGAAATTCGGAAAATTCAGTTTGTAACTTATTTTTTGTTTGTGTGCCATTGCCAAAAAAGCAATAGTAATGTGTTGGTTTTTCTTTCATTTTAAATCGTTTTTAAAGGTTATTTAATACTTAAACTATTTTTCAAAAAGTTCCCTATAAGTAGTAGTTGTTATCTCCTCGCTATCAGCAGGAATGGGGACATCTGTCCAATCATCATCAATCTTAAAGCAAAAGAATCTGTCATTATTCCAATCAAATCCGATACATTTAAGAAAGCTTTCATCCCAACCTATACAAGCATTGAGTTCCGCCTTGGTAATAACAGTGGCCTGATCGAAGTCAGCTTGTACAGCTTTGCCTTGCTTAGTGTTCATTCGGGGCATATATTCATCTTTGCCTTTGACTTGCTTCCATAACTTGGCATCTACAGTAGTACCTTTTGGGAATTTTACAGTGTAGATTCCTCCTGCGGCTTCCCAATGAGCACTCCTCCAAGAGGTGAAGCCATATTTATCGGCTAATTCCTTTTGATTTTCAAAACAAACATCTAATTTATTGACTATCTTTTGAAACTTCTTTCCTGTTTCACTATCTTTTTTTGTTATAAAAAAGATAGCCATTTCTGACTATCAATTTATAAGTGATTTTATTTTAGCAACAAGCTCATTTTCAATTGATTCCATATGTGTTTCCACAATCCTTGCTGCTTTTCCATACAAATCTTTTTCTTCGACACCTTCTCTTTTTAAATCGTCTAAGATATGCAGCAGTATCTCTTTTGTCTGTTCAAACTCATCTTTTATCATTTTAGATAATAACTTATAAGTAGTCTCCTCTATGATGTCGTGCATATCATTTTCAAAATTAATCATCTTGGCATCGAAAAACGTTTTGATTTCCTTGTTGATTACATCCCAGTTTTCTTCCAAGTGATTATTTTTTATATATTTTAATATACGTTTTTGAACTGCCCAACGCATATCCTGTATTTTTAGTATCAAAGCTATCTCTAGCCCTTTGCCTTTTAGAAAATCGTTGTTTAACTGATTTTCTAGTTTAGCTAAGACTGTTATTACTTTTTCCTGCTGCTCAAAAAGTCTTTTTTGCTGAGTGATATAAGTATGACTTATAACTCCCATTATACCCAGCTGAATTATTGCTTTTACTTCTTCAAAATTTATCCCCACATTTTATCCTCTTTCGCTGCTATAATATGTTTTTGTTCCCTGCTTTTTCCTCATCAAAAATTTGTTGCAGTATAACTTTTAAGTCAAATGTCTTTCTAGCTTCCTTTAAAACTTCTGTCAGAACTTTTTCACCAATCTCTTCTGCAAAGTCAGGAATCCATTTTCTATCAATTGATTTTTCTTTTTCCAACAGTTCTTCAAGTTTATCCCAGAAACCTTCATACACCTGTTCAAATTTTTCTGCTCCAGCTTTTCCTTTTGCAATTATTTCTGTTTTATAGATTAAAGTCTTTCCTAATTCTAAAATTTTACCTGTCAAATATATTTTAGCTGCTAATTTATCCATTTTTATCACTCCTATTTTCTTATTTTTTATCATTTCAATTTTAAGCTAGCTAACAAGCCCTACAATCAATTTTATCTTGTTAGCCAACCATTTATACCAAAATTATTTTTAACGTTCAATTTCAGCTCATATCAAAGCAATTTTTGCATTACTTTAGTTCAAAATGAGGCGTGTCGTGCATTTTCCAATTTCCACCCCATTCAACATTTATGTTTTTGGATTTTGCTACTGCCAAGATGTGATTTGCTATTAATCTTAATTTCTTATCGTCATATCCTTCGTTTGATGTAAATTTTCTGTATACTCCATTTTCGACAACTCCACAAGGAAATATGACAACTGCGTGTCCGTATCCGTCGGCTTTGATTTGATGGTTTGATTTTGCTCTTTTGCCGTCACAATTTGTTACAATTCTTCCTGGCT